GCAACTGACAACCGCGTAATTGAAGGCGAGTCTGCTCCCGGTAACGACTCACCGACTAATGCGGTTCGCAAAGGGAACTACACACAGATTTCAGACAAAGTTGTCGATGTGTCTTCCACTGCAAACAAAGTCAACGGTGTTGGCGATGCGCAAACAGTTGCAGAGCAAGTTGCTTACAAACTGAAGGAACTGAAACGTGACATGGAAGCCATGCTGCTTTCAAATACTGCCGCGTCTGCTGGTTCTTCTGGCACAGCCCGTGCAACTGCTGGTCTGCCAGCCTTTATCACCACAAACACTGCGTTTGGTACTGGTGGTTCTGCTGGTACAACATCCGGTACAGGTGAAGCTGGCTTCCCTAACGCCGCTGCAACCGATGGCACAAAGCGCGATCTAACAGAGGATATTCTGAAAACTGTTATCGCATCTTGCTGGGATAATGGTGCAGAACCTTCTGTTGTTCTCTGTGGTTCTTTCAACAAGCAAAAAATGTCTGCCTTTACAGGTAACGCTACGCGCTACAAAGAAGCGGAAGACAGCAAGTTGAACGCTGCAATCGACGTTTATGTGTCCGATTTTGGTGAATTGCAAATCGTACCATCGCGCCACATTCGCCCTCGCGATGTGTTCGTACTTGACCCAAGCTATGCTTCGGTCGCTTACTTGCAGACTGCAAAGCAAGAGCCATTGGCGAAAACAGGCCACTCTGAGCGCCGACTTATTTCGGTCGAGTATGGCCTTCAGGTTGGTTCGCAAAAAGCTCACGGCTTTATTGCTGACTGCTCCACTTCTTAATTCGATTGGGGGCTGTAATGGCCCCCTTTCCCCTTTTGGAGTTTTAAAATGCCTAAAGTAAAAATCACGACAGATAAAACATGGGTTGGTGGCTCTCGCGCGATAGAAGGTCAAACTTATGAAGTCACCTCAGAAGAGGCGAAAGTTTTAATTGCAAACGGCTTTGCAGAAGCTGCGGAAGTTAAACGCGCACGGAATAAAAAAGGTCAGTTGAAGTCGGATGATCCCAGCACTCCTGATGTAAATGAAGCATGGGTTGGCGGTAAAAAGCCAAAAAAGAAAAAATGATAGAACAATTACAAACAAAAATTAAGGAAGAGGACAACAAGGTTGTTATCTCACGCGCACAGGATGTGCAGGCGATCCTTGATTACAATAAAGAAAAACAAATTGCTGGAACTGTTGCGCGTAGCGATATGCGCCATGTGGGCCAAATCCCGTTTGTTGTGGTTGAAAAATGGATGTCCGAGTCTGGTTTGAAACTAGGGTCGAAAGAGTTTGCAGAATATGTTAAGAAGAAACTGTTGAGCGGTGACTACGCGAAACTACTGGTTCACGGATACTGAGGTCATAGATATGAGTAATAGAAACACAGTTGCATCTGCGCATGATCGGATTGATGTTATAGAGCCGCGCGTAACAAAGCTAGAAACCACTGTTCATTTGCAGTTTAAAGAGGTGTTCGCTCGTGTGAAGCGTTTGGAGGCTATCTTGATTGCTACTGCTGGAACTACCATCGCAATGCTTTTAGCAGTGCTTTCCAAAATGAGCTAAAAAAATGATTGACCCTATTACAGCGGTCGGTCTAGCCACCAGTGCGTTTAATATTCTGAAGCAGGGTATAAGTGCGGGCAAAGATATTCAAGAAATGAGCGGCACTCTCGCAAAGTGGGGAGCCGCTTTTTCTGATTTTCAGTATGCTGAAGACAAAACAAAGAACCCTCCATTTTATAAGATGATGTCTGACAATAGCCAAAATGCTATAGAAATCTTTGCCCAGAAAAAGAAAATGGAAGCCATGAGAAAGGAAATAAAAGACCATATATCATGGACTTACGGGCCATCTGCTTGGGAGGAGGTGCTTCAAATAGAAGGTGAGATGCGCCGCATCCGCAAGGAAGAGGCCTACAAAAAACAAGAGGCGATAGACAACGCAATTAACTTTGTTGTTGGTTCAGTCATATTCTTAATTGCTGGGGCTGGTGTGGTGACAGGCTTTTATTATCTTGGTCGTTATCAGGGGAAGTGGTGATTTGTGGTTCTTAGTCTGGTTTCAGGTTATAAATAATAATATTGAGCATTATCAACTCAATCAGTTTACTACTGAAGGTGAGTGCGCAGAAGCCCTAGAAGATGCAAAGGTCTTGATAACCACCAGCCAAACAACGGTCTATTGCTTTGAGGTTATACCAGAATAGAAAAGGAAATTACGTTGTATATGACAAAGATGAAAAAGTTGTTATTATCACGCATCACAAGCACCACGCGATAGCGTATGCAAGGAGTTTGAAATATGCCAAATGAATTTGATCTAAACGGCAATGGAGAGATTGATCCGATAGAGCACGAGATCATGCTGGAAGATCGCCGCCGCCGCATGGAGGACTCAGACGCCAAGAGAGACGCACAGAGGCGCATGACGTGGTTTTCCTTATCTGGGATGGTTTTATACCCTTTCGTCATTCTAGCGGCCTCTCTGTGGGGCTTAGAGGCCGCTGCGGGTTTATTGGCTGACATAGCGGCGGTTTATGTTATCGGGGCGTCTGGTATCGCTGCTGCTTATTTTGGTTTTAATGCAATGGAGAGTAAACATGCTTCAAGCTCTGATCGGTCCGGTAGCTGAGTTAGCTGGTGGCTGGCTAAAAGGTAAGGCAAGCGCACAGGCTGCGTCTGCAAATCTCAAGCTGGTTGAAGCGGAAGCCAAAGCAACCATAATGAAGTCTGCTGCTACCTCTGAAGCGGATTGGGAAAAGATTATGGCCCAAGGTACGCAAAACAGCTGGAAGGACGAGTATTTAGTTCTGCTTTTCTCCATTCCCTTGATACTGAGCTTCCTACCTTTTGATTGGGCGAAGCAAGCAGTCACAGATGGGTTCGCTGCGTTGGAGACCATGCCTGATTGGTACAGCTACACTTTAGGGGTAATTGTTGCGAGTAGCTTCGCCGTGCGATCAGCAACTAAATTTTTCGGAGGAAAAAAATCATGAGCGATGCAATGCGTGAACTGCAATCAAAATGCGGCGTTGCGGCAGATGGTCAATTTGGCCCAAATACTGCCAGAGCGATTGCCAAGTTTTATGAGCTATCGCCAGAAGCCGCGTCACATTTTTTGGGACAGTGCCACCATGAAAGCGGAGGGTTCAGACGCACTCCAGAGGAAAACCTAAACTATTCCGCAAAAGGTTTGCGATCAACCTTTGGGCGTTATTTTAAAACGGACGAACAGGCAGAAGAATATGCGCGAAACCCTCAAAAAATTGCCAATTATGTATATATGGACGAGAACCGAAAATACCCGCTTGGCAATACGAAAGACAATGACGGGTGGTTATTTCGCGGGCGAGGGTTCATCCAATGCACCGGGCGCTTTAATTACAGGGCATTTGCAAGCGAAATGCGTTTGCCAGATGTGATGGACAATCCAGATTTAGTTGCAACCGAATACGCTATGGAAAGTGCTATATGGTATTTCGACAAAAACAACATTTGGGTTCATTGCAAACACGTTACCGATGACACTATTAAAACCGTGACGAAGGCTGTAAATGGCGGAACGCACGGTTTGGAAGACCGTATGAAACAAACTTACAAAATTCACAAATGGCTTGTGTCAGATTAACTTGGATTGTATAAATCTCTAGTGGGTGGCTATCATCACAACATAAATTGCCCTTTTCCAAGCGGGGCGGTTGTTTACCTCGGATGACGTTGCTACAAAAAAGCGCCAATCTTTTAAATTTCAACGGCCACCCACACGACTTCAAAATATTATAGCAACTAGCGTCATTAGGCTAACGCCGCTGATGAAGCCAATAATAGCTCCAATCAGCCCCGCTGCGTTAATCATGCGCTCCACTTCCTTGTCATCCATTACCCTTTTCTCCAAATACTTTGCGAAACGCATCGTTCAAAATCTTTTCTATGTCCCGTTCAATCATGGGTTCGCTCCTTTGGTGTTTGATTAGGCAAGTAATATAACCAATAATCTGGTTTGTTTTTTTGATAATCCAATCGGTATTTTTTCAACCTACCCATTTGCACAAGGCCATTCATAAGGCCGCTAATAACAGAAGCGTTCATGCCCATGTTATCGTCGCCCATCATGTTTTTAAGTTCTGGAACTGTGTAGTCTTTGCCGATTTCAAAGAAGCTAATAATGTGGTGCCTTCGATCTTCTGAGATTTTTAACAATCGAGCTTTTTCTTTTTGCATTTGCTGTTTGTTAGGTGTTTTTATTTGCATCGGAAGCTCTGGTCGCTTTCCGAGCTTTGCCATTTCAATCTCAAACTCTAAAACATTCCAAGCATAAGCAATTTCTTTTATTACCTCTGGTCGCGTTTCTTTTTGAATTTCGGCTATTGCGAGTTCTTTTCGATGTTTCTTTTTATCAACTGCCCAAGCGCGAGGATTTCCTCTAATTGCTGCGTCAAGTTTTGTCTGCTTTGTTTTTTGGACTTTTCTATCATCAACGTCAGCAGTCTCTGCTGTCTTGCACACGCAATTATCAACTCCGCATTTGTCACAAGTTTTATCCTTTGCCGTTTTAAATTTTATTCCAAACCGCCTTGCGTTGCGGCTGATTGTTGCTGGGGAGACGTTTAATACATCCGCCGTTTGATTTTGGTCCAAGCCATTTTCGGCGCATCTTATCATGATCCCAATATCGCTTTCTTTGAGCTTTACGTTCATTTTAATAACCCCGCTCCGCAAAGTCTTCATCAATATACTCAATCAACGTGCAGTGATATTGCTTTAGAATTTCATTGCTCAAGCGTTTAGAAACTGGATCGGTTTTACCGGGGCGGCAGATGCTTGTGATTTCGCTTTCGATCTCACCGGGATCATCTGCCCATCCAATTCCCTTTGAGGCTTCGTAATAAACCTCAATGTCTAACTCGATGCCCTTAATTTCTACTGCGGTTTTTATTGAGTAATAATTCATGATCTGCTCCTGTTATTTATACGCACTTTTGTATTGTGCATTTTACATTAGTGCAAGTGCTTATTTACAGAAATAAAACCAATGCAAATAAACCCGTGATGAATAAAACTTCTCCAACAATTTCCCAATCCATAACCATTACTCCTTTTCTTTGATTAAACTGTAGCTGGCAATTTTAGCGCCGTTGTCAGTTGTGATGATCTCAGTGTGAATATCGTGGCCTTCATCCCGTAGGTTTTTAATACGCGCCGCAAGTCTAAACGATCCGATATATTGCAGGGCGTCGATTGCGGTTATTGGCTGCGTTCTCATGTATTGCAGAATTTGTTTTGTCTGGGTTTCCATTTTTATCTCTCCAATTTGTATCTGAACATTAATTAATCTTCACAACTTCAATGCTAATTCCACTTTTTATTTCGTTTACTTCGAGCATTCCTTTGGGAAGGAAATCTGCATCGTACTTGCTGAAGACTTTTTCCATTTTCTTGTAATAATTTTCTCTCCTGTTCATCGCTTTTATAATTCTGGACGCGGCTGCTTTTGCCGCCTTTTCAGCTAGATCTCGTCTGCTAGATAACCCGCTACGCGGATTCATGTGTGGAGCGGTTACGAGCCAAGTGTAACTGTATTTGCGGTTCATGATCTTCTCCCGGTTGTGGGGAGCCGCAGCTCCCCGTGTTGATTAGATTTCCAAAATGCTCACAATGTGCTTTGGCAATGTTCCCATCGCATCACACTTTTGGTGAGCTTCAGCCTTGGCTTCGGAAATTGTGTATCCGATACCTTTGATGGTCAAACCGTTGAATGTTGAAACTGTAAACTCGATCATGTCGATGCCTCCAAGCTGGCGTGCGTTGGCGGGATTGCCTCGGCTATACACTATATGTATATTTTGTTTTACACTATTGCAAGAGGGATTTACAACTTTTTTAAAAAAAACTATCAATACGCCATGTATCGTGTTGAAATTGAGGTAGAGGGACAACCCCAAGGCAAGGCCAGACCGCGCATGAGCCGTTTTGGTCACGTTTACACGCCTCAGAAGACTAGAGAGTATGAGAAGCGCATTAAGGCGGCTGCGTGGGCCGCTATGCAGCGAGAGCGGTTAGAGCCAACCAACAGGCCAGTTCATATAGATATGGTTGCTTTTATGGACATCCCGAAAAGCTGGTCGAATACTAAAAAGATTGCCGCTGAATTTGACGCCTTTCGCCATACCACAAAGCCAGACCTAGATAATATACTCAAAGCGGCTTTAGACGGCATATCAGGGCCGCAGGGCGTTATATTGGATGATAAGCAAGTTCACAGCGTCAAAGCTAAAAAGGTATTCTGTCACCCCGACAGAGGCCCGGTGCTTTATATATCTATCTCTTGGGAATAGGAATAATCTGGCCCATAAAGATCGCGCCATTCTTTCGGGCTTTGGTGGATGGCAATTTTACTGTTGTCCCATAATCCCTGATGGTGTCCCTCGCATAATGGGATCGCCATTCGATCGGAGGTTTTCGATCTGCTAAACCGATCATGAATAACGTGGTGCGCTTGAGTCGGTGACATTTGCGGCAAGTTAAACGCCGTGCAAATACAGCAATCCCTTTCCCGAAGCATCTGCAAAAACTTCGGGTCTTTCTTGGCCTTGGTCGGCTTTGGGTTAGACCACACTAATTCCATTTGCCTCCGCTTTCATAGTTAACCCCTATTAACTCTATGAACTTTGTTAACTTTTTATAGAAGTATACAAGGTTCATAAGGTTAACATATGTGTCCTGATAAGGTAGAGCAGTGCAGTACCGCCCCGCAGTGTGTTAATTATCATCTAGTTTTTCCATTTCTTTATTATAGTATTTTTTTGCCCATTTAGTGGTTAAATGCAATTCTCTGCCATGTAAGTGCAGACCACCAACTTCATTTGAGCTTTTAATAAACTCGTTGAACAAAATTTGTCTTTCTTTGTGATTTTTAATTATTCCATTTTTGTTTGGTTCTCTTTTGCAAAACCTTCGTGGTTTAGCATAACAAACCGGACACGGCATTGCCCGGATCATTATCTGTTCATCTGAGTATCTCAATACTTGTTCATTTTTTGATCGGGTCATAACCAACAGCCTCCGCTAGTTTACTCATGGCGAGTTCAAAATATGTCATAAACTCTGCTTGTGTCATGGCGCTAAATTCTGTGCTGTCTACATGGCGCACAATGCTGGACGTAAGCGGCGATATGGTGGTTTTGTAATAGCCGCAAACCAATTTTAGCTCATGGTGTAAGTGCTGGGCGGTCGGCCACATACCAGTGCTTTCACACGCCGTTTTTAATGTTGACCAATACAGGTTGTGATGCGGGTTTGATCTTGTCCCGGTCACTGACAGATTAAAAAGCTGGCTAGATTTGCACTCACCTAAACGCTCTGCGTCATGTTGAGAAACAGGCAGTAACTGCCCATCCCTCAACTCAACTTGAATTTTAGGCACTTTCATTAGAATGGGATTTCATCGTCCAAATCGGCTGGTGTGCCTACAGGTGGGTTTACAGGGTTCACATGGTTAACAGGGTCAACAGAAGCGGGTTTAGAACCTTGAAGCGTTAAATCGTTTACCGTTACGCCCAGATATGTTTTGCCGTTATACTCGCGCTGTGTAAGCTCTCCGTTCACAGTGACCTTGGAGCCTTTGCGCACATAAGGAACAACGGCTATGCCGCGCTTGCCCCAAAACGTGCAGTCAAAATACATGGTTGATTTGTTTGCGCCGTAACCATCGTCAACAGCTAACGAGAACGAACCGAGCCCAGCTTTGTCCATTCCCCCCTCTTTAACTTCACCATCTTTGGTTGCAGTCCCTGCGATTGTAATGACTTTCATAATTCAAGCTCCTTTTTGCGATCATCATGTGCTTCAACCATGCGGTTAAAGTCTTCCTCTGAAAGACCGACTTGGTTTATTGTTTTGACGTATTTTGGTTCAAACTTTTGGAAATTAGCCGCGCTGCAACCGTTACTGTAGAAATCAACAACAGCTTGCACCCGATCATCTGGGGCTATGCTCATTGGCGTGTGCTTAGGCGCTAATGTTTCGTTCTTGCGTTCAACACCCACCATTTCATTAGCAGACGCATATGTGCCGCCATGTAGTCCCAGCGAAGCTAAAGCGCGTCCAATTGCAGATGTTTCGCAAACTTCCAAGGCTGATGTTTTGGTTATGTAGGATGATCCGCGTATTTCTTCCGCAAGGCCCGATCCAACAATAAAACCATCTTTGTCTTTTATAATTGCGCGCACAACAACTGTTTGTTGGTCGTTATATACAAGCTCTGTTTCGATGCCGTAATTGCCGCCAAATGTAATGCGAAAGGCTTCCATGCGTGTGGAAACCTCTGTGTATGACTTGCCGCCCTTTTGCATAACGCCGTGAGATTTATTTAACTCACTGACAAGCTCCATAGCATCGTGGAATTTTTTGATCTCCGTCATTATTCATCTCCCTTAAAGTCTCTAATTGTTTTGCTTATTTTTTCGATTGCACCGACAGGAAAGTTTAGCTTATTGTATTCGTCAAAGCTAATTTCTTTCTGCTCAAATTTTTTCGAAACTTCCATCCAGTTTTCGGTCAGCAATGTGTACATCTTGCTAATTAACAACTCTTTATCGTTCACGTTCATTGTTATTTCTCCCATTGTCTGCATCTTGGGGTTTACAATAGATAAATGCGGGTGTAAAGCATAAATTGCAAATAATTGATGGAGGTTTAAATGCTTACGCCAGAAGAAATTCGTGGAAAGTTAATAGGTGTTAACATGAGCAAAATTGCTAGAGAGACAGGTTTAACGCGCCCGACGATATATAAATTTCTGACCGG